CGAAGGGAATATGCTCCTCCTTGCGATGATAGAAATCAAACCGATCATCAGCATTAAGAAAATAATCATGACCGATGCTAATGTCAAAAGACACGCCAAGGGCGTCTGATAAAAGAGTAGGGATAGCACCTGTACTGGAGGATCCGCTCTTATCGTCCAAGATCTTAATCGATGCCATGATTGCATTGTATATCGCCTTCTCTTGACAAAACTTCTCTGTTGAATCCAATAACCATTGTATCTCTGTATTTTCTACCGCAAGATCGTCGATCAGCGCCTTGGAGTCCTTGAACGTGCTATCAGACATCCCTTCTCTATTCTTCAGTTCGATATGGAGCACCTCCTTGGTGGGAGTATTATTATACTTGATGACATAGTCATTGATCAGCTTATACACTGTCTTGTCTGTCTGATTGTGAAAATACTCATCCTTGAGGAAGGGCAGAGTCTTCCTGGCAAATGCTTCATTAAATACTAAATGTGATATAATTGTTTTTTCGATCATGTATTGAATGTCTCTATCAGAGCTTTGCGGCCTTGTTGTTGATAATGGAGGTCAAATATAGTTATAACCTTCCTGAGCATTGCTACCGCCAGTAATACAGCGTCTTCTTGAGTATCACAGGACATCATGATCTGAGTTTCTAACGGCAATGTAAATTTTCGTATCTTGGCCTCCATCTGTTCATTGGTCATCAACGCCAATACCTCTTTATCATTATAGGACCCACCTTCCACGAAGTATAATGCAATCTAGATTCATTCCAATAAAACCAATCACCAAATGGATTGTATATCACCACCCAATTTTTGTATCCATAAAGAATTCTGACTGACCGATTCATTTCTTCTCCACATACACCTGATGTTTTTGTATCAATAACGATCCTACTTTATAAGTGATGATAGGTCGACCATTATTATAGTTAAAATGTCTCAAAAAGAACTTGACATCTCCTGAGTGCTTGCGCCATCTCATCACATATTCAACAGTTTTCCACACATCAAATATCGTTCTTTACCAAGCCGTTATGGATATCAAGATACCCACTGTCCATACCAACAATATAGCTATCAAAATCAAAGCCGAAAGTATCATAGAGAACATATCGATAAGATCCTTTTTCCACGATGTCCCCTTGGTGAATACGCTTGGTAACGATGTAGAAGGCCTGTAGTTGGTGTTCGTATGGAAGGCTCTTCCAATACTCTTCAGCTTTCTGATCATACTGAGCTGATGCTTCTTTAAACGAAGTAGAGATGTCTGATAAAGATTCACTGAGTGTTTTATCATCCATCAGCATCCTCACTGGCAATCAGGTTGCCACCAACCAGCGTATAACGATTCTTGATCCAGTCAGCAAAATCTGTCGTGGTCAGCACACCCTTCCACAGCTCTCCATTGTCTTCGATATCAGCAATGCGCATCTTGTTACCGACTACTTCACCAGTTGTACGATCAACCAACTGATACCAGCCATTAGAAGGTTTAACCACATAGCCACCTTCCAGAGCGAGATCGAGTAGGCCTGACCACTTCTGGATCCCGCCCTCGTAGCTAACTGTGATAGGTATCTTAGACTTTTCTTTAACATACCTGGACTTCTCCACATTAATAATAAATCTGTATCCGGTAATTCCATCTGCGTCCTTGTCCTGTTGGCGACCAAGTATCCAGATCGTATCTGCAGAATAATAAACGCCAGTTCCACCACCCACAATATCCTTGGGATACAATCCGATTTCCTTATATGTATGATTGACAACAATCAAGGGAATATCCTTGAGAGTAAGATGAGGTGTCACCATACGGAACAGGGACTTGAATGCCTTTGCACGAGACATGTCTGCGACTGACTTGCCTGCTTCTGCATCTTCAACTTCTTTCTTGGATGCAAGGTTACCCATGGAATCCAGGATGATGACAACCTTATCGTCACGACCGATATCACCCAGCTGCTTCATGATATCAAACTTCAGCTCTTCGACATTGGTAATAGGCGTATGTAGCACACGCTTCATATCGATGCCGAAAGAATCAAAATAACCCTGAGGAGTACCAAACTCTGAGTCATAGAATAAAAGAACACTTTCTGGATATTTCTTTAGATACGCTGCTGCCATAAGGAGAGAAAAGGCAGACTTAAAGTGCTTGGACGGACCTGCCATGATAGTAAGGCCAGGAGTCAGTCCTCCATCTACGCTACCAGAAAGTGCTACGTTCACCATGGGAACGCTAGTAGTAATCATATCCTTCTTCTTATAGACTTTGCTATCAGCGAGGATATCAGTAGAATCAATTGTAGAATTCTTCATAAGACGTTGAATTAGAGACATAAATTTTCCTTTTAGTTATTAACCATTCAATACATTCTGTAACTTTTTTATAAATTCGTCAATCTTTTTTTCACGATCTGGCCAAACAATATTTGGTTTATCTGGATTCTTTTTTAAATTATTAAGTAATGGCATGATCATATCAAACATCATTTGCGCTTTTGCTTCTGCAGCATTGGCTTTGATCGACTGATCTGCCACTACTTCTTGCAGATCGTCTGCAAAGTCCATGCCAAAATCGAAATCAAATATCTCTTTTTTCATCTGTTAACTCCAAAAACTGTCTAAACTGGATTGTTTCTCTGCTTTCCAACCAATGGCATCGAGAATAGTACGCAATGGTTCCACGAATGCTTTATCATATTGCATATCATAATCAATATACTGATCTAATCCCAGCTGCCGGGGTAGGTTACCTGGGCATGAGATGACATTCTCACGCAAAGGATTGGGCATCTTAAGATAGCAGAATTTAATCTTATCGGACTCTTGTACTAGCTGGAATCTGGAGTCTAATTTCTTTTGTTTAAGAAGATTATTATATAATAAAGCTCCTCGTACCTGAATTGGTGTTGCTTTCTTATAAATTGTTTTAGAGTCGGAATATTCGCTAATTCCTTTACAACCTCTGGGAAATGCCACATCTTCAAACGGCAGTGTCATAAATTCTTTCTTGAAACTTTGAATAAATTCTATAACAGTATTCTCATCTTTAGTCATAATAAGATTGATAGCTTTTTTAATATTTTTACGACAAGCCTGGGGAGTAGAGGATCGTACTGCTTCAATACCAGTAATCTTCAGATAAGGTTCAGCATACTGTACACCTTCGTTATTGTAGACGTTCATGATGTAGCGCTTCTTGGCTGTCCAGATTGCTTTGTCTGCAATAGCTTCGCGCTTCATCTTCATTTTTTGAGAGTAGGCATTAACATATTCGCCAAGCTGTTCATAGCAGCGCTCAATAAAAGGTTCCAGTCGATCCTCGCACACCCTATCAATGAATTTGACGATTTCCTCAGTAGTCTTGCCCTCAAGGCCGCATTGACTGACCAGACGCTCAAGCGTAATGTAAATAGAATCCGTATCGCACGCCAAGACATAATCCATATCCTCCGTCTTAAATAATTTATTTAAATATTTGTTTACATCTCGTTCAATCCATTTGATGGACAACTTACCCGAGAGTGTGATTGCTTCTGCTAACTTATCATCAAACCAACGAAAGAACTCATTGGACAAAGCACCGTATGCTGAGTTAAGCTGGATCTTCTTTGCCAGCTGCATATTATGATTCTGAGCAATTGCTTTTTCTGTCTCATAAGAAGGATTGAGTTCGTGTTTCTGTTTGGCTTCGATCATTCTTTTCTTATAAACAACACGATCATCATACATCTTCTGCATGAGGCGTGGGAGGAATCCCATCTCATTCTTGCTAAACAAACTACCAGATCCTGTGCAGGTTAGATTGTTAGAAGTGATGTGATTCTTTACATTGAAGTCATTAAGATAATTATCTAACATTCGGTCAACGCCGTCATCACCTCCCAGGCCTTCCATGTGTCCTGCATATGTTTCGGGTGAGATGTTATACTGCATGATCAGATGAGGATACAGCGAATTTAAATCGAACGACACGACCCACTTGTGCATTCCTACCTGAGGATCTTTAACATGGGCTCCGATAATTTGCCTGTCTTTGGATGTCCTCTTGTTCTGAGGAACTACGATACGCTGGCTTAAAAGATAGTTATGAATGATAACATCCCACATCTTAACTGATGTAAATGTATCCTGATAGTTTACCTTGCCATCATAGGCAATGGCTAATACCTGTTCAATAAACTTCAGCTTATCTTCCAGACGATCAACAAGATCCACATCTCGAATATTATACTCGATGAACTTCTGATAATCTTTCTTGTAAAGATCGAATAGTGAATCGTATTCGGAATAATCCATCTTGCGTTCACCCAGCTCTACATTACAGATATGATCCAGACGATAGGACTCCTGCATTGTAAAAGAAAACTTCTTGTACAGAGCCATATAGTCAAGAGTGGCGATACCTATAGGAACATATATTTGATTATCTCGTCCATTAATTACGATAGTTCTCTTCTCGAGCATTTCCCATGGCGACAACTTCTTTGCCATATGACTGCCAAGGATCTTTGTTATACGATTGATGATGTAGGGAATGTCGAAGAACTCCACGTTCCAACCAGTGATAATATCTGGATTGATGGAGCGCCAGGCATCTAAAAATTTAATTAAAAGTTCAGTTTCGTCTTTACAGTTGATGTATTTTATTTTGGGATTATCTGTCTTAAATTCTCCAACACCAAGAGCGATGTAGAGATCTTTAACCTTCATTGTTATTGCTGTAATAGCTTTGTCGGCAGTTTCAATATTGGGAAATCCCTGATCTGCTGCAACTTCAATATCGATATTGAGTTTTGAGATTAACTTGGGATCGTAATCAATTTCACCCGGATAATAGTCATTGATAAAAGTATATGCGTAATTATTAAATCCGTAGACTTCAAATCCTTCTACGTCAGAATATCTTTTAATAAAATCTCTTGCCTCACCAGGAGAAGGAAAGTCAATCTTGTCCACCTTCTTGCCTCGGAGATTGCGATAGGGGCTGTCGTTATTCTTAGAATGAATAAACAGATAAGGTTTACAGGGGATTTTTTCCTGTACACGTTTACCATTTTCATAGCCACGCAGGAGAATGTCATTATGATGCAAGGAAATGTTGGTATAAAATTTTGTCATTCTACCATTCTATAGTTATTGTTCAAAAGAGTCAAGGGGGAAATCAATCCCCCTTGCGTATTATTTGGAACCCTCATTAGTAATAAATGTCACTTCTCTCTAATATCTGGCCAACCTGGACTCACCATCTTCGAAAGCCACCTTTAGCAACTCGCTCGATATCACAGCGAGCGATGCCGATGTCAGACAGTTCTTTATCTGAAAGAAATGACAGTTCTTTACGAGTGTTAGATTCCTTGATCCTCTTGGAATACCATTTCACAAAGTTATCGATGAGTATATCTACTGACATTCATTTGCTCCCTTCTGCTAAAAAACTTTTTTCTGTTTTTACAGTTGGAGAAGAAGGTTCGTTGATGTCTACCTTCTTGGGCTTCTTAGAATCAGGAATGATTGCCTCGAGCCAAATCTTCAACATACCATTGATAAGATCTGCATTTTTGATCTCTACTGAGTCAGCAATAGAGAATGTACGAGTGAACGGACGATCAGCAATACCCTTGTAGATGTACTGATTATTAAGGCCTTCTTGTTCTAGATCGCCAACATCGGTATGTCCAGC